GTCGCTGCCTTGGCAGGCGTGCCTCAACAAGTCATCAAGCTTGCCAAACAAAAACTGGCGCAATTAGAAAAACTGTCACAGCAAAACGCTAACCAACAGGTACAGAATTTACGCCTGCTCAATCAGTGCCAAGGCGAACTGGAATTTGCCACGGCAGAAGATGAGAAGAAAGACATGTTGCTCCACATGTTACAAGAGCTAGATCCTGATGACCTCAGCCCAAAACAAGCACTGGCATATTTATATCAATTGAAGAAAATGGTGAGTGGTGTGTGTTTATTGGCGTACAACGCGCTTTATCACTTAATACAAAAAGACCATCTGAAAGTTACATTTCAGATGGCTTTTCTTTAACTCTCCCAAATTACTTTTTCTAGTATGTCGCCGACAAACAAAAAAGTGCGGTCAAAATTTACGGCGTTTTTTGACCGCACTTTACCCTCGGGATGTGACCAATGCATTACTCGGATTAATCCTGTAATGCCCCGCTATTAAACATTGGCAAGCCCATCGTTTTCAGGCTGTCACGATAAATCCCCAGTAAATCTTTTTCACTCACTTTTTGCAGTTCGTCCAATGGCTTATCTAATGCCGCCACGGTTTCAATTTTGATACCTTTCGGACCCGATTCCAAAGTCGCGATTTCAAACAACGCGCGCCCACGACGCACATGACTGCCGGAGCTGATGAGGACGGCGTGTTTGATGTGGTGTTTGGCTAAGGAATAACGGGAGAATAAGGCATTTTCCACGGTTGAACGGGCATAGTTGTCGGCATAAATGCGTTTGGCGTCAATGCCTTTGTCAATGAGCCATTGCTTCATTAACGCGCCTTCCGTTTGGTTATTTTGCGGTACGCCCCCGGTGACGATAATTAAGGCATGAGGGTTTTGATTAGCAATTTCTAAGGTTTTTTCTAAGCGTTGAATTAAGATGTCGTGCATGCTGCCATCAGGGTTTAGCGCATAACCCAAGGTGATAATGGCAGATTGTTCCGGCAATTTATGATCTAATTTGTCGCTAATCGGTTGGGTTGCTACGCTGTCGATAATGCTGAACAGGTTTTCAAGCTCTGCGGCTTTTGGCGGCGCAAGATTTTTTAACTGTTTGAAGTGGTTGTCACTTTCTGCTTTGTTGCCTTTGAAACGATGCCATGCGGTTAAGTAAATATGTGCTTTGACATCGTCCGGTGCAACGTTCAAGACTTTTTGATATAGCTCGATAGCTTTGTCGGTGTTGCCGTTATAAATGTTAGCGTTAGCGGCACCAAATAAAAAATCCACCCGATAAGGTTCTAACTCATAGGCTTCCAACAAAATCGCGGCAATGCGTTCCATGTTACTTGGCAATTTCGCCGTGAATCCCGCATTGGACACGCGCGCCGGTGAGTTTTGGATTTTCACCGCTTGTGCGATTAAATCATCCACGACTTGTCGCTGGGTTAGTAATTGTTGGTAGTTAATTTGCGGTTCCAGCACCTGCACCGCTTGTGTATTGGCGGTAGCATGGAAAGCAAGTGCGGAAATAATGGCTAATAATGAAACTTTGAAGGGGTTATTCATCCTTTTCTCCTTGGATTTCTTATTATTCAACCCCTAGTGTATGAAAATTAAATTTTAAAACTAGGAGCTAGATCACATTTTAGGACTTTTGTATAGAAAATTGTCATTGAAACAAGTGGGATTAGCCCAAACATAACGTAAGGAATGGTTTCTGACTGATGATCAGGCTTTTATTTGACGTGGAATTTTGCTATTCTTACGCCACTTTTGGGGCTGATTCTGGATTCGACGGGATTAGCGAAGCCCGAGGTGCACGTCGAGGTGCGGTAGGCCTCGTAAATAAACCGCAAAAAAATAGTCGCAAACGACGAACAATACGCTTTAGCAGCTTAATAACCTGCTCATAGCCTTCGCTCCCCAGCTTCCGCTCGTAAGACGGGGATAAAGCGGAGTCAAACCCAAACGAGATCGTGTGGACGCCGCCGTTTGAGGATCGAAGCATTAAATGGAATCAAACTAGCTTAATTATCGCGTGTCTGTCCGCAGGGTTAAGCGAATCTTAAAGACTGACTAAACGTGTAGTACTAACGGTAGAGGAATTCCGGACGGGGGTTCAACTCCCCCCAGCTCCACCACTTAACAAGATCTTAAAAGCTCATAAACGGTCAAATTTATTGGAAATTCAATAGTTTGACCGTTTTTATTTAGTATCTTAGTACTGCTCAAAAGATCAGTTAATTTCGCAAACGATCACAATTTTTAGTAGTAAAAATGGAAGTAAGAACTTACAATCCGCAAAATATTACTACCATTCTTAGAATTTTGTGATTATGGCTAAAATAATCAAGCAGCTTACTATTGCACAAGTGAACAACGCCAAACCGGCGGAAAAGATCTATTATTTATTCGATGGTGAAGGGCTAAAACTTGTCGTCAAGCCTAACGGGGTGAAAACGTGGGTGTTTAATTACAAACGCCCCTACACATTAAAGCGCACCGAAAAAACCATCGGCACTTATCCCACTGTATCGTTAAAGGATGCCCGCCAAAAAGCGCAAGAATTCCGCCAACTCCTAGCCAATAAGATTGACCCGCACGAATTCGAGCAAAAACAAGCTATAGAAGCACTAAAAGAACAGTGCAGTACATTTGCCCATGTTGCGAATGAATGGTTGTTGTATCGTGCGAAAATCGGCAAAGAGCAAGGCAATTACACCGATAAAACGAAAATTGACACAGAAAGACGTGTCAATGCCGCCATTGATTTAATTGGTGACGTGCCTTTCAAAGAATTGACATTAAAACACGGCTTATCCGTGCTTGAACCTTATCGCCAATCAGGTGCAACGGCTGAATTGAAAAAGCGTTATTTAGTTTTAAAGTCTATCGCAGAATATGCTGAACGCTTTGAATATTGGGAAAACAACAAATGGAAATATCTTGGCGATGATTTACCTGCAGTGAACAAAAATAAACATCACCCGTCAATCCATTACAAAGCTTTGCCGGAATTTATGATCAGCCTTGCACGGGCCAACATATCCCAAACGGTGCGCCTTGCGATTTTGTGGGGATTGCTCAACGCCACAAGGGCGAGCGAAACCGTCAGTGCAAAATATTCTAACATCATCGAACATGAGCATTTGCCGAATGGTAAAGTGTGGCAAGTGGAAATTTCAAAAGGGGGGAAAGGGGAGCGTCTGCACCTTGTGCCATTAAGTAAACAAGCAGAAACCTTGCTTTCATATATCAAGCAGCACGCAAGCAAGGAATATTTGTTCCCATCCACCTTGTCAAAGGCGAGAAATGAAAAGCATATAAATAGCCAAACGCCGAATGAAGTGATTAAAACAATGGACGGCGGCAAATACAAAGGCACCATGACAAATCACGGCATACGCTCGCTATTCAGCAGCTATTGCAATGATAATCGCCTAGAGTTCGGCTTAGATAAAGAAGTTATCGAAATTTGTCTAAGTCATTTGAATTCCGATGAAATAAGAAACGCCTATAATCGGGCAGAATATCTTCCTTACAGATTAAAGACGTTTCAAGAATGGGCAAACTATGTTGAAAAATGTGCAAATGGTTTATTCAAAGAAATTATTGCCGACAAGTCTTAATGTATTCATTCAAGTCGCTTTCCGCAATTTTGCGGGAGCGACCGAATTTATAAGACTTTAACTTGCCACTTGAAATCCAACGTTTCACAGTCGCTTCTGAACAAATGCCAGTCTGCACGATCTCTTTAATTGAAAAATAGCGTTCCATTTTTTAACCCTCTAAATCTAAGTTCCACAATCTTTTAATACACAATTCAACCGCACTTGTTTTTTTATCGTTGCCGATAAACTTACGGCCTAGTTTTAATGCGGCTTCGCCGACGCTTCCGGAGCCTGCAAAGCAATCTACAACTAAATCACCGTGGCTTGAGCTTTGTTTAATTAGCAATTCTGACACTGCAACCGGCTTTTCTGTTGGGTAGCCGCGTGCAATGCGTTTTTCGCTTATCACGTCGGCAATGCCTAAATCATTTAATTTGCGCTTACCTTTTTCAAAAAACAGGATAAATTCATAGCGCGCGCGGTAGTGATAGCCCATCCCTATGCACTGTTTATCCCAAACTAACGGTTTCCAAAATTTAAAACCGCACTTTTCTGCGGTGGGCTTCGCCGCAAACATAGTTTCTTGGTCGCAAAATAGGTAAAAATGGCTATTGGGTTTCATCACGCGATAAATTTCGCGGAATAGCTCCTCAAAGCGCGCATTTGGGAAAATATCGAACCATTCGTTACTACTTGCCGCGCTTTGTTTTAGTCGCGTGGTTGTGCCGCGTTTACGGTGTTTTTCCAATGATTCATAAGGCGGGTCGGTAATAAATAAATCGATGCTTTCGTCCGTCAGCGTTTTTAAAAATTCTAGTGCGTCCTCATTGCACATTTTAAAATCAATCATCATTCCCCCTTAATCTTGTGGAATAGATTGAATTCTAAGCCATTCCCCATAACAGATTTCCGTTACATCAATTTCTATTCTTCGTTGCCATAATGTCCCGTCATTACACAATGCGATGATTGTTTCGACCTTTGCATATTCACTCATTGCATTTGATATTGCGATCTGAACAATTTTGCGTTTATCTTTAATCTGTCTATTTATTGCGTTTTGTTCTGTAACTTTCATCTTTTCACCTCTATTTTTTCACATTCCCAATTAATCAAACTCATTGCATAAATCATCATTAATTCTTTTTTCTGCCACGGGAATAATGCGTTTTCGTATTGTTCCCGTGGTGCGTCATAAGTGATCGCTTTTTTGTGGTTTCCCACGCTTGCGGTGACTTCAAAGCGCAAGTGCTTTTCGCCGCGTTCTATAAGTTTTTGTGTTGCCGTTACATATTTCACCACCTCTTTTTCAATCAATGCCGCTTGCTGTTCGGTGTTTAACTCGTCCCATTCTGCGGCGGGGGAAAAAAATCCGAATTCTACGGCGGCCACCCAAACCGGGGATTTCAATATGCCAACATAAACGCGTTGTTTAGTGTAATTGCTCATGCAATCCGCCTATTTTTATGATTTCGCCGTATTTAAAAATTAAAAACTCGCCAGATTTCAACCGCACTTTTCGGCCTAAAAGTAAATCGGCTTTTTCGCTTGCAGTTAAATTGATTCGGTTTTTCTTGAGCCAACGTTTTTTCTTGTCAAAAGCGGTTAAAAACTCACCTTTTTCTAATGTGTGATGCTGTTCTTCTGCTTGCCAAACGTCCGCACGCTCTTTCGCGCCCGTTTTCCGCTCCGTACAGTTATTGACAGAACTCCAAGGCGGGCAAAGCCCGCTAATTTTTAATAACCCCTCAACAACGGCTTTCTTCACAATCTTCCAAGCCTTTGTCCGGGTGAAAATAGTTTGAGTGGTAACCTGATTAAAAAAGCCGATAATCTTTTTACTGATCTCGCCGTAATCATTTGGTTTGCGGTCTTCGTACGCCGTGCGGGCTAATAACGCTTTACGCTGTGCGCACGGGTTGCCGTTGCCTTGTAAAAGCGTGTAACCCGCCCAATCGCCCTTATCGGCTAACTGCACTAATTCGGTTAATTTCTCGTCGCCCTCAACGGCGGCACCACGTTTGCGGCGGCATTCGCGCCAAACAGAAACCGGAGAACCGCCGATTTGCTGAAATTGTCTAATCCGCCACTTGCTTGCCCATGCGGAAACGTTCGCGGCCATATCTTTGAGCTTTTCGCCCGTCTCGTCGTCTGTGTCGTCATCGCATTGGTAGCCGTCAATGTTTTTTGCAATATATTTTGCTATGTAGCCGGTGGCACTGCCTTTTTCCCAGTCAATTGCCGTTGCGGTAAAGCGATGTTCTTGCGCGCCGATTTCGTCCCCGAATGCTTCCAATGCGTAACGCTTAAACGTTGCGCGGCAGGCATCAACGTGTTCTTGTGGCATAAATAGCAATAAGTGCCAGTGCGGCGTGCCGTCGTGATGCGGCTCAACCACGCGGAAGCCGTAAGGGTCGATGCCTTGGCGTTTAAGGCTTGCGCGGATTTTTGCAAAGACGGAGCATAAATATTTTTGGGTATCGGCAGGGCTTGAAAAATTCCAATTTTTGATAAAACCGCCGTGAGAATGTACGGCGTGATAACAACTCGGAGCGGTCAATGTGTAAAACTCGCCCGCGTGTCCGAGTTGTTTTGCCACTTCTTCAAAGCCGCGCATGCGCACCATTAATTCACAACGGCGCACGGCAGGATTTGAAACGGTCTTATAAAACATTTCATCAAGGGCAATAATTTCTTCTTGGTCGTCCTCGTTGATTAAAACCATTTGCTTGATGTATTGGCGGTTTTTGCGTTTTTGTGTTTCCCATTCGGCGATAGCCTCGCGGCTGGCATAAGGGCTTGCCTTGGCTTGCACTTGACCAACGGCAATGGCTAAATGCTCACGGATGCGCGAACGAATCGCCATTAATTGACGTTGCCACCAGTTTTCGGAGCGCATTTTTTCGATAGCAATATTTAGGCTGTCTTCGTCCAAATTTCCTTTTTCAAACTTGCTATAAAACGGTGGGTTGACGCCTTTCATCTTCGTGAAATACGCCATTTTTTTATAAAGTGCGGTAAAAATACGGTCTATTTCTGCTTCTTCAGTAATTGGCTCGGCGCGATTGCGAATGTATTTATCTTCAAATTCCGCGACCATTTCTTCGAGTTCTGCGGCAATAGATTTAGAAAAGCTCTCTACGTCGTGTAAAGTGAACTCGTCTAAACCTACTGATTTGCGCAATACTTTTTTATTTTTGATAAAGCCGAAGGTATATACATTGCCTTTTGGCTTGTTGATGGACGTTAAAATCGGGTAACGATTCATCACGCCTTCAATGCGGTCAAGGATGCCCTTTTGCATGGTTTCGCGTACCCAACTATTTGCGGCGCGATAACCATTCTTGCGAAAAGTGCGGATGTAGCGTTTAACAAAATATTTGCTTAAATATTCCGGTAGTTTTGAGATGTACTCATTGACAAACGGGAACGCGTCGGCGTTAAAGTTGAACAATTCATACTGATGAATGTTCAACCCTTCCGGCGTGGCTTGATATGGCACATAAGGCGAAACCTGAAAAAACGGCTCTCTTGCCGCTTTTTCTGCTTCCCTTGCGTCGCGTTCGCGTTCCCAGTTTGTCATTGGTTAGGCTCTCGCGGCTTTGAGTGTGTCTAAAAATGCTTGCACGTCTTCTTTTGTTGCAAACACCGCGCCAAATTCGAAAAGATTTCTGTCCATTTGGTCATTTTCCCATGTCCATTCTTCAACATATCCCGTCAATGAAAACGAATAATAGCTTTCGCCGTATTTGGGCTTATTTAATAACGGTGCTGGAAAAGTAATTGTTGCTTGCTTGCGTGGTTCGTCCCACATGCCGACAATATCAAGTTCGTTTTCTGATTTTGTCCAAACGCGACCGTCCTCTTTCCAGCTAAATATATCTTCCGCAATGTTTAATGGGCCGACTATATAGCCATGTAATGCGTCTCTAATATTGCTGCTGTTAATCAGTTGATCTGCGGCGATTTCAAACTTTACAAACGCCTTCGCGCCGTTGCGTAATACAACTGGCGCGCCCTTTAATGCTTCTGCTTTGTTAAATGGTTTCATTTTTGTTTTCCTTTTTTGTTGATTTAATTGATTAATTAAATTCCGCTTGGCTTTTACAAATTGCGGCGCTGACTTCTGCGCGGATGTTTTCAATCACTTTTTGCATTTGCTCAAGATTTGTTACGTTTTCGTTTTGCGCTTCGCAATTAATTAAAAAATCAAGTGCGCCCTCAAAAGTTTTGCAAAAGGTGCCTTTGTTTTTTTTCCACTTGTCGCCCTCTTGGCGTAGCTGATAAACGACAAAACCGTTGTCGCTAACGCCAAGTTGATAGGTTTCTGATAGTTCAATGATGTTTCTTTCCATTTTTTTAACTCGCTTTAGTGTGATGTACTGCCATGGCAAAATCGCGGCGGCTTGTTGGTGTGCCGAAATGTGCTTTTAAACGATCGGCCACCCATAAAAACTTATAAATTAAGTCGCGCTCGGCTTCGGTGTAATCGCGCAAATCGGCTTCGGCGTGGGTTAATTGCAAAAGCTCACTTAAACCGCGGGCGGCAACCGGATGGGCTTCGGCAAAATTGGCAAATTGACGCACGGCATTGTTTGCGGAAACGCCGAAATTCTCTGCGCGTTTTGCTTTGAATAGCTCATAACCGTTGGCATATTTGCCCGATCTAATGTCGATGATGTTTTCCGCTTCTTGCGCTGCCTGCATTTCTTCCCACGCGCTCATTGTCTGCCCCCGTGTTTACTTGCTAAAAAGCCCTTTTATCCAAGCACAAACGCCACATTTTTTAACCGCACTTTCCGGCAACACAATGCGTTCCAAATTGTCTAAACGTGCTAAGATTTCTTCGTTCGTAATGATCTGATTGGTGTTCAGTTGTGCCTGTTTCGCATTAATGCGATTTTGCAAACCGTGCTGGCGTCTAATGTCTTTTTCCAGTTGAAAAATATTCACGCGTTGTTTGCCGCGAACGGTCACTTTTCTGTTTGGTTTTTGCTTAATCATTGTTCAACTCCTCAAATTTTGGGTGAAAAAATCCTGTCGATTGAATTTCTTCAAACGACAAGTCTTGTTATTACGGTTTGGAAATTAAGAATTAATCGAGGGCGATTTCTTGCTGACGCTCGTCAATCTGATTTAACGGTTTATTCGTCATTAAGGCTTCCGGTCGTTCGTTATAAACCGGCGTTCGCACCCGAGTGATTTGGCTTGTGACCTTGAGTTCTGTGCCACAGTTGTTGCAATAGGCGATAACGTCTATGGACAACAAGCCAATTTTTTCTGATGTGCGCACACGGATGTTGTTACTTCCGCAATTCGTGCATTTATGATCTACGTTCACACTTACCACCTTATTGTTTAACTATTCCGAATCACAGCCCAACCGATATTGACGCGGGAACGCATTCTTCTAATTTCAAACGGATAAAATCTTGTAATTCGCGTTTGTCTTTTGCCGCTTCGGTTTCCAATGCGGCTTTAAAACTTGCCGTTACTCGAAAAGCAATAATTTCGGATTTCAGCTCACGTTTTTTTCCTATTTTTGCCATGTCCTTTCCTTTGTTGTTTTTGTTTACTTTGTTATACTTTGCATAAATTAAGACTTATTAAATCGGGCAATCACTTCCTTTAAACTTTGCCAAATTTCTACTTCGGTCGGCATAGGTTGACTTGTTTGGTTTGTCGCCCGGTTATGTAATGCGATTAAATACATAGAACTATGCAATAAATTCCCCAACACACTCGCTGCACCAAGTAATAAGGCAGGAATATATGATCGACCAATATCACCCAGCGCAGGCGCATTTACTTGCTGAAGAAGTTGAGCGAGCTCAAAAAGAGAAAGCGGACAGGGAGGTAAATCCCACAAGGCTTGTTCTTTTGTCGTTTTGTCTAGCGCTGTTAGAGAATTCAAACAAAAAACTCTATCAGCAGCCCATAGCTGAACTTTTTCAAGTCGCGAAAAAATATCACTTAGTGAACGCGCAAAGTCTATCGGCTCATCTTCAGCCGACGGCAGATAGCCTAAATCTTCCTGTGCACCAAGATACCGTTTCACTAGCCCAGAAACTGACCGATTTAATAACGACAGATACTCGTCGTTGAGAGGCTGATTAGGATTTATTGAGAACATTGCCATTGCGTTTCCGTGTTTGTTTACATTGTTTGAGATATTATAACCAAATCTTTTTCAAATCAATAGATGATTTAAAAAAGATTTAAAAAATCTTATGAGGAAATCAAAAATGAAAGAATGGTACTCGGCAAAAGAGTTAGAAGGACTAGATGGATTGCCTGCTCAAGCAACAAATATCACTCGCAAGGCAAAAAATGAAAATTGGAAAATACGCGAAGCCAAAGGTATAAAAGGCGGTGCGTTTGAATATCATATAAGTTCATTTCCTGATGTAACGAAAAACGCATTAGGCTTCATTGATGACATTGTGCGTGTCGTCAATCTACATGAACCTTTGGCGGAAAATACTATTCGCGTGGAAATTTTGGATATTGAAGCCAGTGCCGGCAACGGGACGTTTTTAACCCGTGCCGAACAGGGCTTATTGGCACAAGAATTCGACTTAGATTTCTTCCGCCGCCAATTTGGGCGCACAGATGCTAAAAACTTGAAGATTATCGCCGTAAAAGGCGACAGCATGGCGCCAACGTTGGAAAGCGGTGATTTGCTTTATGTGGACGTGGCGGAAAATTATTTCAGTGCCGATGGGCTTTATGTGTTCACCTTTGACGAACACACCTTTGTGAAACGCCTGCAAAAACGCGGGCGCGAAATGTGGGCGATGTCCGACAACAAAGAAAAATACGAACCTTGGCAAATTCACACTGACGACCCGATTTATATTCATGGGCGCGTGGTATTTAGCTTGCCGATGAAGATGAAGCGGTGGTAATGGTGATTGATAGTGAAAATTATGAAGATGAAACTTTTGTTTTTATTGGCGCTATTTTGTAGTGTATCTGCTTATTCTCAAACTGTACCTGATGAAATTGTAGATTTATTTGATGAAGTATCATCAGTTGCAGATCCTGAAGAAGATGTAAATTATCTTAATCATGTTATTTCTGTAAGGATAAATAAATCTATTATTCAACGTGATTATGCAAAATATGTTGTAAGGATAATCTGCGATGATAGCCATTTTGAACCTAGTTACTGGCAAGATATTGATTTCAAAATTATTGAAGTAAGGAATCGCGATAATAATTCTGGATACAGAATAAACATAGATAAAACAGTTTGTGCAGCACCAATAAAACATGATTGGTCTGACAATGAGCTTGAGGAACGTATTTTTAAATATGGATTAAAGAAATTCTAAGGAGCATTCAATGAAAAAACTTATCTTAATTCTGACCGCACTTTGTTTAATTTCTTCCCCCGCCCTTGCCAAAAGCAAAAAAGCCAATGCGGAACAGTTTAGTTGTGAGGACACTAAATATTGCAAAGAAATACGTTCTTGCGCTGAGGCTAAATTCCACTTAAACGAATGTGGCGAAAGCCGTTTAGATCGAGACGGTGACGGCGTGCCGTGTGAGAATGTGTGCCGATGAAGATGAAACGGTAGTGATGCTATGGTAGAGGTGGTCGAAAGGTGTTTAGTAAAGGGAAAAAGAAATAGTGAAATATCCACAAGTCATTGCTCCACCTATTCTTTCTCTCTATAACGAAAGAGAGGCGATTGATACATTATTATTTATAGAGAAATTATATGATTTCAATGCGGCTGTGGTGTATGTCGATTTTTCAAAAACAAAAGTGATCACTGCGGCTGCATCCTTGGTTATTCTTGCACATATTCACTATATTCAGTTATTTAAAAAGAACTTAGGGTGTTTTGTGTTTGACTGCAAAAAATCCCCTATATACAAATCTTTGTTTATTAAAGGGAAATATTTATTATCATTAAAACAAGGCGTTTCAAAGAATTATCAACGCTTAAGCGAGTTAGATAAAACATATAGGATTGGTCACATAAATTGTTTTGCATTAATCAGAAAGAATAATTTAAGTAATATTAATGATTTTTTGGCTAACTTAAAATTAAAAATCTATGCTCAGTATGGAAATAATTTTGATGCTTCTGAGTTAGATGACTTATTTGGTGGTTTAAGAACAGCTATTTCAGAAGTATTGCTCAATATTAAAAATCATGCTTATGAAGATGGTAGTGAGATAGAACAGGATAATTCTTCTGATTTTGATATTTATAAAGAGAAATTATGGTGGCAAATGTTTTGGTTTTCCCCAAAAGCAAATCAGATTAATTTTATTATCTATGATTTAGGGTTAGGTATTGAGCGCTCATATAAAGAGTTTGCGACACTTCCTGGTGTTATAAATCAGAATAAAACTTCCACAGAAATTTTTAAGGAAGCCTTATCAGAAGGGCGTTCTAGATTTGTTGGCGATGGGCGGGGATATGGTCTTTTTAATATTGTTGAATTTGCGAAAGAGAGAAAAGATGTGTCACTTTGCATTTTTTCAGGTGAATCGGCTTATCTCAAAAGATCGACTGAAGAAAATTTTCATGATTTAAACGGTTCAAAATTGCCCGGAACTCTTGTAGAATGGGATTTCAGATTACCCGATTGGAGCAAATTTGATGACAGATAAATATATAAATGTACTAGATTTTTCAGATGACCCTTGGGGACGTGATGAATCTGACAACCCAGAAACAAGTGGTGCTGCATTTCGTGAACAATACCTTGTTGATGCCTTCAAATATAATGATACAGTGACAGTTGATTTTTCATCTTTACAAGATATTCCTGATTCAGCTTGGTTGGGAGGAGCATTTGTTGGATTGGTGAAAAAAGATGGCTTTAGCTACAAAGAAGTATTCGACAAATTACAAATACTTCCAAATGATGACTTTTACCCAAAAATGATTTTCCGTATTCTTGAGTTAGCAAAGGAAGAAGAAATCCGTTTAGGGGTGTTTAATGGTTGATTGGGTTGCTGATGTTTTTGTTCCAATAGGTACGTTTGTAGCGGGTATTTTTTTGGAAAATTTTAGACAAGCTAAGACCCAAAAAGCCCAAGCAATAACTGACATTGAAAACTTGTTGCGATCTTTTTTAGAAAAAATCGCACAAAAAAGTAAGATTTATGAATTAAAGTTTCACTATAATACCATTGTCAAAGGCGTTGAAACATATTGTTGCGATTATGGTTTAGAGAAATCCTTTTTGAATGATAATATCATAGATTTGAATATTTACGCCTTTGAGAAACGAGACCCTAATAAGGTTTCAGAAATATCTATTTTATTAATTAATAAAATAAAGTCATATTGATTTATTTACGTTTCTTCACTTCCACTTCTTCATCTTCGACTTTCAGTTCACATTCAATTTGGCTCGTTAGACCACCGTCTGAAAGATTATGTGTCACACGGGTGATCAGCCAGTTTGTTGCATCAATTTCGGCTTTAAAGCCTGAAAGCGCAATCGGTGTTTCCGGCATTAAATCAGGTTCTCCCAAGGCGAGATTCAGGCTAAAGGTTGCTACGCCGCGTTTTAGCTTATCAAAGGCGGATTTAGCCGCAGTGATGGCAGTTCTTTCGCTTGCATAGGTGTGGCGCAATGATTTTATTTGAGAACTGTCACTGGTAATAGGTTCTTGTTGCTCAATTTCTCGATATGTTCGTTTGCTTAACCGTCTGCCTTTTACTGTACCATCTTTCAGCGTTCTGCCTTTCGTCATTCGCTGTTTTTTCACAATCTTGGTGTTTTCATCCACCGTGATTTCACCACGCTTGCCGCTGTCCGGATCGTGCCAATAAGCTCGCACGGCTTTGTAGTTTTCACTTTCGGCAATCGAAAAATTGTAGTTGTCGCCATTTTTGCGTGTGATTTTACGCAGTGGAATATCTTTCCCTGTGGCGGTTTTCCCTTTGCCTAATGGCATAAAGAGCAACGTGCCATTTTTCACCGTACACATGGCACCATGTTCTTCCGAAAGGCGTGTCAGTAGATTGATGTCGCTCTCATTGGTTTGGTCGATGTGGTCGATGAATCGATTTGCAAGCTCTTTTTCCACTTGGCTTTTGAGTTGATTTTCTTTGGCGATGGTTTCAATTATTTCGCCTAAGGTTTTCTTATCAAATGAGCGTTCTTTTTGTTCGGAAAATGAGCCTTTTAAATCCGCCGCTCTTGCTCTGATGGTTAATCTATCTGCTGAACCTGCGCCACCTGAAAACTGTACTTCATCCACTGAATATTGCCCTTTGTCAATCAGTGGTTTACCTTTCCATCCCAATGCAAGGCTGATTATGGCATTGCGTGGTGGTAAGGCGAGTTTGCCGTCATGGTCGGAGAGTTCTAAATCAAGGGTGTCCGCTTCTAAGCCGCGATTGTCTGTCAAAGACAACGTGATTAATCGGCTTGATACCACTTGCGTGATGTCTTGCTGTTTGTTGTCTTTCGTGGTGATCACCACTTTAAAAGCGGGTGTGCGGTGATTTTTACGTTCAAAATCCAACATCAGAACATCCCCGCAATGGATTCGGCAATTTCAATTAGCATTGGGTCATCGGTGCGTTTGAGATTAAGAGTGAAATCAATGGCGCGTGGCGCACCATCACCGAATAATTCCGAGCGGATTTCCTGCAGAGATTCGATGACGAAGAAGCCGATGATTTCAAAAGTGCCACCGTCAATCAGCGGGAATGCACCGCCACTATCTGCCATGAGTTCAAGGGCCTTGATGGAAAATCTTCCCCCGGTGATTTCGGGAATCAATCTTCCGCTTATCGTCACGGTTTCACTCTCTTTGCCGGTGAACTGTGCTTGCGGCATAGCACCCACCACGGAATTGGTTGGGTGTCGCCATGAGGATTGGCGGTCTAAGGTTTGAAACGGAACGGTTTGTCGGGCAAAAATAAACATGCCCAAGGCGGCAAGGGCGAAGTTTTGGAGCATAGGCTAATCCTTATCACTGACTTTGACAGTTGTGGCAATCAGTAATGCATCAATAAATACCAACCAGCCCCATCCCTCAATATGATGGAACATTAAAAACGTCGCAAAACCTGCCACGGCAACGATGGCGAAAAAATAAAAAAAGAAAATTAAAGTCGCTTTCATTGGGTATCTCAAAGAAAAGTGCGGTCAAAAAATTTGTTTATTTCTGACCGCACTTGGTAAATTAGTAAAATAAAAAAGCAATGCCGAAAACGACAAGCAGCCAAACGATAATCGAGATGATGATTATCCCTCGCCATACAATGTATCGTGGCAAATTAAATAGGTAATCAATCAGTTTCTGTTTCACTGCGTTCTCTCGCTTTTTCACGCCATTGCATGAGTTCGGTCACGGTCATATTTTCAAAGGCTTGCGGTTGCCAGTGAAAGACCATGGCAATGTCTGCCATGGCATCTTCCACGGTTGCCGAAATCAGAATTACTCGGTCGCTTCCGTTTCGGTCGGGTCCGAGTTCTTCCCTAAAAAACTGACGGCAGCCCCTGCCAATTCGACGAAATCCGCCACTTCCATGGTGTCGAAATCGGCGCGGTGTAATACCGGTTGAGTGACGCGCGGCAATAAAATACGCAGTGCATCCACATCGGTGCTAAACACGTCCATGAGTTTTAACCCTTTTAATGCCGGCACGGTGGGTTTATTGACGGTGATTTCGGTGATCTCTTTGTCGCCGCGTTTAATCGGTTGGCTTAATGTGATGACGGTTGAGGTTTCGTTTTTCATCGTTTTATCCTTTTAAAATTTCCCTCTTTCATAAAGAGGGGCTAAGTGAAGATTTTAAAAATGCCCCAGTGACGGGGCGGTGGTGTGTGAATTAAATGCCGATGGCGCTGCGGTGTTCCGCTAAGCGGTCAACGCCGTTGACGACAAAGATGGAATTGAGCAAGTCAATTTCGATGATGTCTTTGCCGTTTTCGATGATTTTGTAATAGGTCAACGGCACGGTGTAGCTTTGTTCAGTGTCGTCACCTGATTTGTTGGTGCCATTGTCGATTTCGCCAAAACGTCCGCGCATTTCGAGTTCAATGGAAGTGACTTCTTCGGTGTCGTCCTGTTGATATGAACCGGCAAAACGTAAAGCCGTGCCGTCAATGGAACCGCCAAATTCTTTGACCAATTCGGTCATGTAGCCGCCCATTTTGAACTGCACTTCTAACCCTTCTAAGCCTAAATTTACTTTTACCGGGCCAAACATACCGCCTGCACGGTATTCTTCCAGTTTCATGGCAAGTTTAGGCTGAGTGATTTCATTGATTTGTCCACGGTAGGAATTGCCGTTGCCGAGGAAGTTCATGAGTTTTAATTTTCTTGGTAAAGCCATGGGATTATGCTCCTACTTTTGCGATTTCGCGGGCGAAGTCAACCAAGTATTCATCGCTGATGTATTGGTTGAATCCAAGTTGTTCAAGCGGCGGAACCGGGCAGTAATCATAAGAGATGAGCAGTTTGGCATCTTTTAATGTCGCTGCCGTGTTCAGTTCCGAATTAACAAAGGCTTTGCCGCCAATTAAATAACCTTTTGCGGTGAATTCGCGCCATTTAGCATTAATTGCCGCCACGATTTCTTTCACCAACAACACGGAAATGTCTTTATCGACCGCCCAGTCAAAGGATTGTGCAATCGTATCTTTGAGAACTTGCGCCGTGCGGGTGTAGTTTTCGTAGAGGTACAGTTTGTCAGCGGAACGGGTGCGAAGTCCCCAGAACTTAAAGCCGTTATGATTGACACAACAGGTGATGCCGTTTTCGTTGAGATAATTCACATCCGTTGCGGAATCATTAATGTCAAAGGAAAGTGGCTTGGTTACACCGGTGACACCGTTTAGCCCTTTGTTTGAAATGGAGGTATGCCAACCATATTCTTTGTCTTGATAGGCGCGCATTGCAGCGGCACGTACCACGGCATAATCCACTTCGGTTTGTTTAGTGATTGGGTTGAAAGATTGGAAATCACCGAAGATCAGCATGAGTTCCCGTTGGGAAAAGTTGCGGCCATAGGTGATAGCTTGTTCTTTGGTATTGCAACCGTAGCAAGAGGCATACACAAAGCCGTTGAGTTTTTGTGCCACACTCACCAATTCTGTGGTGACATCTTGTGAATCATACTTCGGCACACAGAAAATGCGTGGTTTAACACCGCACACAGACGCAGACACCAAAAAGGCTTTCAAGCCGGTGTAGTTGCCTTCGCTATCCACGGAGCCGATAACATTGGCTTTCATTTGGCTTTCGTCTTCGCTTTCTTCCACGCGAATAACAACGACTTTACAATTCACAATGTCCGCAATGCCATCTAATGCACGAGATAACGTGCCTTTTTTACCTGCTTTGGCAATGACAGCAGAGGTGATGCCGGTGAGTAAGGTAGGTTTATTTAACGGGAACACAGCATTGTCGGCATCAGGTGCAGTAGCAACCAAGCCGATGACAGCCGTGGATGAGGTGGTTAGCGTGCGTAAGGCTTGGGAAATCTCCGTTACCTTGACACCATGCAAGAATTCTTCAGACATATTTTCGCCCTATGGTTTCTGTGGTTTGAAAAGATAGGGGTATTTTGTGAGGTGCGATAAAGGATTGCGAGTGGTTGAGATTGTGAGAATGAGTGCAACAAAGTGCGGTCAAAATCGACCGCACTTTTGATGATTATTGAAAGTCGGCAGGATATTGTTTGCGGTTGATTTCGCTTTCCCATGCCGTTCTGCAGTGGTTTTTGTCAAAAAATAATCCATTGATAATTTTATACAACACACGCCAACGCTTTTTCGGCTTACTTTGTGTTAACACGGCACGGCGATAGGTTCGGCTAGACAATGTTTCATCTGCCGCCCCGCCAATGAGGGCGTTAAACAGTTGGTCGATGGCTATCAAGACGTGATAGCCCCATGTTTTTACAGTTTTTGCCATTGATTGATCTCCTGCTCAATTTTATCTAATTGCTCCATAGTTTCTGCTTGTTCAATGTGCTTTTCAAAGCCTTGTTTAATTGCAAAGAGTTTACCCATGATGATGGCGAATAAGTCCGCTTTTTCGATGACTTTTTTCTTTAAATATTCGATTGAGCTTAAATCATCGCGCCCCTCGAAAATTTCGGTTAAAAGCATTGTCGGCAATTCATTTCGCGCTTCGCGTTCTTGACGATAAAAACTGTCAATTTCCGCTTGCGAATAGCCGATAAGATACTGTGCTTTGAAATTGTCGGTTTTATTCGCAATAACATTGAGTAAGTGTGTTTTGCGTTCAGCCAAAAGTGCGGTCATTTTTGCCGGTGAAATTACCCACGCTTTGCCATCCCATTCGTGGGCGAGGGTGGGTTGTTTGTCCACTAACGCTAATTTGTCTTGATGTAATACCGGTGTTTTTTGCGCCAACTCATCGTCAGATTCAACTTCCAATGCAAAATACAATGATTCATCTTCGGGGGCGGGATAGATAACATATTGGTTAATATCCGTTTTAAAAAAATATACTTTCATTTTTTACCCTTAGTTAAGTTAAATTAACCAAATACAACGACTTTTTTAATTCTTGGTTTGCGGCCATCACTTTGTGGGGTGATAGTGATATTGTTACCATCACGATGCAACAATGCGAGAGTGACATAGTTATAGTCACCAGCAGTGCCGCCTGTATCGTATTCGCCGATGCGTGTGTCGTGGCATTGTTCGATTGGCGAACTAAACCAAATTGGGCGATTCGCGTTTGCCCCATGGGGAGTGTCCATTAGTACAAATAACACGCCTTTGCTAACTTGTGCATTAACTGTGATTGGATTATCCGTTGACCCTTGCCAAATAAGGCGTTCTATCGGTAAATCTTCTAATGTTGCCAACGTCCCATTTTTAGTCGGTGTGCTGAGTGCATAAACATTTCCACCATCGTTATTACGCCGGATAAAGTTGAATCCACCTCTGTCGTTTGACTCAATCAGCATATGATCGCCGTTGCGGTTGATTTTCAGACCACCCCAAATTGCGGCGACGGCGGCTGTCTCAACGTAAGCATAATCCGTTTGATGTGACTTACTCAGTCTTTTACCTTGACACTCAAAATCATCTCCTCTTAATTTACCGTCATGTTCAAAAAACCAATGTTTTTCACTTCCGTTATCCTCAATTAGATGGATAACTCCAACACCAAACCGATTTCTTGCGTCAGGCGTAGTGTATCCAAATGAAAATGCAGAACCCCATCCATCCCCATTTGTTACCTTACCTTTTAAATATGGAAAATATGTATTTGAGCCATTAGCATTCCCCGCATAGACATGATAAGGTGCCTCTGTTTGCCATTGGGAGATGTAGGCTCCTTCGCCTCGTTTTTGACTCCCAAACCATTGAGCACCAAGACCACTCTCAGCTGAAAAATTTGCTCCATCAAAGCCAAATCGTTTTTTTGTTGCTCCATAGGCAATGTAGGCATCATTTGCATTGTCTGTTGTTTGCAATCCAACGGTATGCCCCATGTCAACATCAATTAACTTCGTATCATCGCCGATTTGCACAAAGTTGTTATTGTTTGTTGGGTCATTGACGATGAGATTTGGCACGGTGAGATTGCCTGTCATCGTATCGCCTGATTTCGATACACGATTGTTGGCGTTGTTATTGGCTCCATCTGCCGCTTTTTTCGCTTCTACGCCTTTGTCATAAGCCGTTTTAACCGCTTTTGATGTTGCTACATTATTTTCGTCGTTGCTATTGACTGCGGATGATCGTTTGTTAAGCGGGATATAGTTATTTAATGCAAGCTGCACCGTCGCAATCAGTTGCGCGAGTTTTTTACCTGCTTTTGCGGTTAAGCCGAGGTTTTCACTGTCTAATCCCGTGTCGTTTGTGAGTTGGACAATGCCCACTTTTGTTGTGCTTGCTTTGTCGATAGCATGGCTGTGTCCGTATTGATCTACGCCGTTTGCACTGTTTGCCGTAATGGTTTGCGGTGTAAGTTGTCCGCGCGTCACAAAAATGACGCTGTCGTCCACGGTGAGCGTAACGGCATTTGAACTGGCAACAAGTAAAATCATGCGCATAACTTGCACTTTCCCACTTCCGCTTGCCAAGGTCGGTTTAAAACTTTCCGGGCAGTTGGCATAGGCAATGAGTTTGTTTTGAGCGTCAAAAACGCCCATCTCCCGAATATAAAAGCCACCTATGTTTTCCGGGATAGTTAATTCAAAAACAACCTGTTTGTTATTGCGTGGGTCAAGCGATACAGCACTGATCGTTGCGCGATATTTTTCGTTGACTAAGCGTTCTTGGCTAGCGTTTACTGTCACGGCATTACCGTTTCCATCACCGACAGCAAAATGCGTAACGGTGATTGGCTTATTATTTGCAATGGCTTTTGCCAGTAATTGCGTGCCGTATGTTGTAAAAACGGCGGTATATTGTGCCATGTGTTTGCTTCCTGTTTATTGTGCGTAAACGGTGATAATTTCGCCCGTTTGCTGTCCTAAAAATACATTCATGGTGCCTGTTGGTGAGACCGCAATAGCGAGCTGTTTTAAGTGTCGGCTAACAGGTTTCACGTCATTGACTAATCTGACTAATTCGTTATAGGTTTGCTCGTTTAATCCTGTTTCCGGCACTTCAATGGTCAAGCTAAACGTTCCCGGTTCGCCCATTGGCACGGCGTTAAACCATTCTTTCAAGTTGACCATATAGCCTATAGGTTCAACCACTCGGCGCACGGCGTTAATCGTCCCTTTGCGTTTGTGGATAAAAAAGGATTGCTTAATGGCGATTCGCTTAACTTCGTCCGTCCAATTTTCGTCCCATTTATCGACGCTAAACGCCCATGCAAGATAGGGCAATAAATGCACCGGGCATTTATCCGGATTGATTAGATCGGCAATAACAATCGGATTTTCCACCGCACTTTTTAAGATTTCTGCAGCGCGTTTTTCTAATGGGGTTGAGCCTAGCGGCAATAAGTGACTAGAAATCATCGCTTGTTACCACCTCAACTTGAATGTTTGTGCAATAGGCTGATTTGTTGTTCGGCAACACGATGTCGGCTGTTGGTGCAAGTAGTTCCACGCGTTGCACCCCAACCAAATGCAAGGCGGCATAAATGCCTGACAGGCTGATGTCACGCCCCAATCGGCGTTTTTCTTCGGTGTATGCCGTGAGTTTTTTCAATGCTTCCGCTTTGATGGGTTCGTATTCCGGTCCCCGATATAAATGCAGTTTGGCGTGGATGGTGTAATTATGGATAGTCGCACTTTGCACGGTAACACGATCACCAATAGGGCGGATGTTGTCATCATTTAATCTTTCACGCACGGCTTGCAAAACCGTTTCGGAGGCGGTGCCTTGTCCGATACGACTTAAAATAGTGACAGTCACGTGCGCAGGCTCCGGTGATACCACAGATACATCCGCTACTTCGGGATGAGCGGATAGGGCGTGAAATACATAAGCACTGCGAGGGCCCGCCACAGATAAGCCCTCAAAAGCTAATTGGGTTCGGACTCGCAATGCGGTGTCATCTTCATAAATTGCCGGCACTTTGGGTGTTTTGCTGTCATCTGCCGCTTGGATTAGTTGGCGTTGCACGTTGTAATTAGCAGCGATAACGTCTAAATCTGTGCCGGTGGCGTATGCCAACATAGTGGCTTGAGCAGCGTTATTAATGCGGGTGCGCTCCAATAATTGCAGGTAAACGACTTCCTGTAGCAATTTAGTAATAGGTTCACTTTCTAAAGCTAGTCTTGCCTGCCAAAAGGGGCGTTCCTCTTCGTTAAAGAGATTGATAAACTCCGTTTTACGTTCGGCAAGTAAGGTTTCAAAATCTAAATCTTCTAAGACTTTGGGCGGTTCCAGTTTGGAGAGATCTACTAATTCGCTCATTGTTTTCCACCTAAGAATAAATCATCAAAATTCACGTTTTGATTGTTATTTCGTTTGCGCGCCACGATGGTGCAGACAATGCCGTTTTCGCTGATGCGCGGCTGAAATTTGCTTATTTGAATACGTGGTTCCCACTTGGTTAATGCCATGACAGAGGCGGCAGCAAGTTGTAACAACAAGGCGTGGTTCATAGGACGGTCTATCAGTTCCGGAATACGGCTGCCATAGTCGCGGCGTTGAATGCGCGAGCCGATGGGCGTGAGCAGTATGTCCGCAATGGATTGTTTGATATGTGCGGTTTCGTCTGTGATTTTTTCACCGGTGAATCTGTTCATTATTTTGCCTTCGAGGTTAATTTGCCATCGCCTTGTTCTTGGTGAGTATGGTTCTGTAAGCTGATTGAACCCGCTTTCACATCGCCTTTGGCGGTAACTGAACCTTTTACTTCCACATTGCCACTGATGCTGATGTTGCCTTTAATGCCGCCGTTGTCTGCGGTGGTAATAGCGCCTATGATGTTGACGTTACCCTTGATGTTCACCGTTGGGCAGTCAATATCTATTTGGTTTGTGGCGGTAATAGCGGCGGTTTTAATGCCTGCAACAACCAAGGCACCAGTGGATTGGTTGTATTCAATTTTTGCGCCGTCTTCGAATTCGATGACATGCACATCCGGCGAATGGCTTGGGCTGTTTTGGGTGTATAGCCCCACTAAAATGCAGGCAGTGGTGAGTTCACCACTTGAAGCTAAGATGACACATTGTTCGCCAACTGTAGGCGGTGACCATGTTTTTGTTGTGCCGGCGCGTAACGTAATAAAGGGCAAAAAACTTGTGAGAATTTGACCGCACTTTACCCGCGCCTTGGCATTGGCGTGGTCCACTTCGGCGATTAAGCCAAAGCGGATGAGGTTATCAATTCGGCGGTTGATTTCTGCGGACATGGGTAGCCTTACGGGTTAAATAATCCGTATTTTTGGCGATGTGGGCAGAAAGTGCGAGTGGGTTGCGGTGTGGAATTTAGCGCAACAAAAAAGGGCTTGCGCCCTTTTGTTATACTCTATCGCGCAAACTGCTGCGTCGTCTTGCCTGTTGTTGGTTTTGAATGCGTTGCATTTCTTGCGCAACCATGCGGGCGATAGTGCGTTCATCTTGACCTGGTGCGGCGTTGATGGTGATGTTCACCGCCATGGGTTGAGCAACGGATTGTGCCACGGCAGGAGGTGCAACAAGCGGTGGTCGGTTATCGACCTGAATTGGCGCAGCGGTTGCCACGCTCATGCTTAATCCTGTCGCCAATAAGGCGTTTTTGCCATAATTTAACGCGTTGAGTAACGGCACACCAAGGCGAGAGGTGGCTTCCTTGGTCATGATGTATTCTCCGCCGTGGTAAATTCCCATTGGTTGATATTTGCCACCGTTGCCGGCGTAACCGCCGCTCCATTTTGGTCGTGGCGGAGGTGGTGTATAGTCGCCCGCCGGATCCATCGAATAATTAGCAATTTTTTCAATGTTTGCCGCATGTTCTTTTGAAACTATGCTAGTTGCCACCTTATCAAGGCTCGGCATGTGGTCTATCACCCATTGGATGCTATCCATTAGCCATTGCAAAGGTTTGGTGACTAAATCAATGCCGGCGGCAAGCCATTCACCAAATTTTTTGCCTGCGCTTGCGGCGGCATCTAGGTCTTTTTGTGTACTTTGCACCGGAGAAAGTAAGTCAGTGAACCATTTCACCGCTTTTTCAAGCCACTCCACCACGACACCGAATAATGCGCCTAGTGGCTTGAATTTTTCAATTACCGGAGCAAGCCCTGATTTTAAGCCCTCCCAGAAGCCACCAAAAAAAGCTTTGACTTGGTTCCAGTATTTGTAGATCAGCAATGCCGTTGCCATAAAAGCGATGCCTACTGGGGAAAGAAGCATAGGCAATAGTTTAAGTGGCGAAAGTAGCCATCTTGCAATCGTTCCGCCCACCCCGCTAATTTGCCCTGCGAATTTCGGTAAAAGGATGTTGAGTTTGCTTACGCCAAGAAATAAGCGTGCGATAGGATAAAGCACAAAACTTAACGCAAAAGCAAGTGCGCCAAACACAGTGAGCGATCCGCCGATTGCGCCTGCAACTAATAACATATTTTTAGCAAGTTTCGGATGCGCCTGAATCCATTTATTGCCCTTATCAATGAGCCCGCCCACTTTTTTTAGCAATGAATCAAGTGTCGGCGCAAGTGTGCCACCGATGGTTGAATTAAGATTGAAGAGTTTATTTTTGAATATTCCCCATGTTGACGAAAGAGCCTTCATTCTCGTGTCAAATTCACGCCCCATCGAACCTTTTGCTGCTTCGCTGTTTGCGAGTTCAATTTGTCTGCGCCATTCTTCGGTTTTGGAAACAAGCAGTGCAAGGGTTTTTGTGTGTTCCGTTCCGACCAAGTCGGCAATAAATCCAAGGCGTTTGTGTTCCGGCATTTTCTTGACGGTTTCCACAATTTTCATCAATGTGCCTTGCGCATCTTTTGCCATGCCTAATTCAACTTTGCTTGCGCTTAATCCCATTTCAGCAAGCGCATTGCGGACAGGCTTTTTCTTACTTGCGGAAGAAAGGCGGGTGAAGATTGCATTTACTGCGGTGGCTGATTGCTCCTCTGGTGCGCCCGCAGTTTGCAATGTAGAACCCAATGCCGCCATATTTTTTTCGCTGATTTTGGCAATGCCGGAAATGCCTGATACTCGGTTCATAAAGCCGATAATTTCCGTTCCTTTAGATATAGCGTTATCATCAAGATAGTTGATCGCGTCCGCCAATTCACGCGAAGCCGCAGCAGAGAGCTTAAAGTTGTTCGTCACTTTACCGTATTGTTCGACAAGTTCATCAGGATTGGCCGCATCAAAGGCGGTGGCCATTTGTGTATTTAAGCGCACAAATTCTTCCAACTGCTCTTTTGGTACGTTCATTCTGGCCGCTGATTCAATCATGTTGGCAATTTCAACGGTAGTTAAAGGCAATTCATTAGAAAGTGCTTGGATTTTCTTTTTCCATTCGTCAAATTCAGGTGTTAGCTCATTTGTTGATTTGTTTTTAAGTCCATCAACCTGACGAGCAACGCCTAACATGGCATCTTCAAAGCTCATAAAATCTTTTGTGGCGTTGGCAATCGGCGCGGTGATGGTTGCACCGGCGGCAGAGGCTTGTGCACCGATCATTTGCGCTTTTCCGCTCACTTCTTTTAGGGTTTCGACTTGCCCGCGGTAGCGATTGTAGGCGGCTTGTTTCGTATTGAGTTTGGCTAAGGCCGCTTCTTGCTGTTTAATTTGTTGGTTGGCACCTTTTAGCTTGCTTTTTAACTCGTCTTGCCGTTGAGCCAATGTTTTCGCAGATAACCCCGAGGCGTTTAATTCTTGTCGTGCTTGACGCAATTTGAGTGCAGCTTGTCCTTGCTCGCTTTTCAAACGCTGAACTGCAATTTGAGCATTCAATACTTTTGCTTTAAATTCATCCGTCGGATTTTTAGCATTGGCAAGTTGTTGAGCGTAATGTTTTGCTTTTTGTTGTGCTTGTGCGAGTTCTTGATTGACCGAACTCAATTTATTTTTGAGCGGGTTTAGCGTCGCCGCATATTTTTTTATTGCGGCTTCCGTTTCTTTATCTTGCTTTGTTAATTGCGCGTGAATCGCTTTATTTTCTTTCAATTTTTGAGATAACGCAGAAACTTGTTTATTTGCACTGCGTAGCGGCGCAGAAATTCTGTCAATAGCATTTAACAAGACATTAAGTTGTAGACTATTCATTGGTACTCACTTTTTTATTGACAATATCATTCGTTTGGTTTAATAATCGGCCTAAATAAGAGGGGGTAAATATGATCACAATGCTTTCTTTATTTATTCTCGCAGTTGGCTTATTGGGCCTCGCTGTCGGTTTTGGCTTTATTGCATTGCCTTGGGTTGTGTCCGGCATTATTGCCGCTCCTGCATTATTTCTTTACATGTTGATGCTGGGTTCTGTGCTTTGGCTTGTTGAAATCAACTTTTTCCTTGGTGTTTCTGCACTCGTAGTCTATTGCTATTGGGCGCACATTATTCGCAAGCACATCAAATCAAAATCTAAAGACTTAGTTGCTCAATAATTAAGTTTTCAATTAATTCCACATCACTTTCCGAAAAGCCCAGCAATTCACGCTGGGCATATTTCACCTTAACACCTTTGTTTTTATTAACCGTGCCTTTCAACCCGTATTGATGCACGTTTGCAATTGTTGCGTTTGACCCATTAAAGCCTACTGAAACCTCATTACCATTCGACCGCACTTTTAAATACCTAGCAGTGCGAAGTTTGGCGAACATGGCTTTACGTTTGATTCTGCCTTTCTTTTTGCCGAATTGTTTTTGTGCTTTGCGTGGTTCAAAGGCGGTGCCGTCGGGGTTTTGTTGCCGTGCGATTCTCGCCTGTTGGCTTTTGCGTAGGGCTTGCCCAATATTGCGCGCCAGTTGTCGGCGTGCCTGTGGCGACAGGTTGTTAATCAGGGCGGTCAGTTTTGCCTGCACTTGTTCTACGGTTGCCATTTTTCACCATCAAAAATCAAGTTGTTTTCATTCTCTAGGTAAATTTTTACTTTGGGGTTATCCCACACCGGTTCTTTGGCATAGTGCATTTTCACTTCGTCAGCGGTTTGTTTTGCCACGACACGTTCTGTCAGCATGATTTCAAAGGAGATGTCTGCGGTGTTGTTATTGTTGTAATCCACTTGGAACTTGATCGCATTTTCACGGCGTTGCGGGTTTTCAAAAATTTCTGGTTGATTGGTGCGCAGGTAGGCGATAACCGGCACAATCAGGCTCGCAATATCTTGGGCAAAATCCGTGACGATGATGTTGAGTGTGTAGCGATATTCAAAACTGTATGATTCCGCACCTGTGGCAACGATTTGACCGCCGTCCACATAAAGCTGTAAGCGGTCAGGATTTTTTACAAAGTCGGGAATGCTTTGTTCAAGGATTTTGCGCAGTTGGTTGGGCTTTTTCATTTTCTGAAATTCCGTTGTTGCATTTCATATTTTTGCTGACAATCCACGCAACGGCTAACACCCGGAATCAATTGTCGGCGTTTTTCTGGAATGGGGGCATCGCAATCTTCACAATAAACACGGCTGACCGCTTTGAAAGTGTGGTGTTTTTTGATGGCAATTTCACGCGCCATTTCTTCCAGTTGTTGTGCTCGGTCAAATTGGTCGGTCATTTGGCGGTTTCCTTATTAAATGTTTCGATGCACTGTTTCAGGCTGTCATTTTCAATAACACATAGATTCAGGCGATGTTGTGTTTGTTGATAGGCTTCTGCCAGTTCACCATTGGTGCGAATTTGTGGCGCAAATTGACCGCACTCTGCCGCTGTTGGGCAAAGTATTGGTTGTTTAATGATTTTCGGGGCGCTTGAACACGCCGATAACATCATCAGGCACAAGGGTATTAGCCCAGTCTTGGTGTTTTTTAAGTGCATTTTTTAAATCCTGAGTTTGCTTGGTTTGAGAGATTTTTAACTGGTTAACGGCTTCTGTTAATGCTTTTTGTTGCTCATTGAATTTATCCACGCTTTCATTTAAAGCAACGTAAGACGCTTCCCATTGTTGTTTTAATTGTTCTTCTTTTGCCGCTTCAGCTCGCCAGTGGTTGGCTTGCCATCCTTGAAACAGGATGATCGCCACAAGCATGAGCGGACCAACCAATAAAATGTATTTTTCTTTTTTTGTTAAGAACCCAAACATAATGCTTTCTCCTTTTGTCGTCTTTCAATTAAGCCTTTCAGTGGAACGCCGTTTGCATAAATCCATCTTTCAAATTGACCGCACATGGCTTTGCTATATCCTTTTCGTGCCATTTTAAAAAGCGTGCTGTTTTTTAAGTTCCCGCACCCTGCATTAAAGGTAATTGACACTAATGCATCAAATGCACCTTGCGGCATTGCTTGACCGTTTGCATACGTATTCACACATTTTTCGGCTTGTTTGATTCCCTTTGTAAAGGCATTTGCGATTTCTTCATCTGTATAGACTTTATGTGGAATGACTTTTTCTACTGCATCAGTTGTTCCTAGCCCGAATGTTAATACAGCGGCGGGGCAGTTATATGGCACTCTTTGACAGCCTTCAGCATTGCCAGTCAATAGCAAGCCTTTTTCTGATGTTCTAATTTCATGCCCGTGTAAAGAGAGTGCTAACCCTACAATCGCCACTACGCTACATGCATATTTTGCTGTTCGTTTAATCATGGTGATGGCTCCGTTGGTTTAATTCTTTTTCTTTTAATTCAAAATCTTTTTTCTTGTAATACCAATTTACAAGGAATGTTGCGACGCCGATCACAATACCTGTTGCTGATGCGACGTCAGCCCAATTTACATTTGAAAACATATCCGCAATGCGTCCGATGAAGAAGGCAAATAATCCTGATATGTAAGATGCTCTTGATGGTGTGTCGTGCATATCAGCTCCAAAGTTGTATAGTGTCACTTGCCACGCTGATCTTTTCACTGTCTGCTTCAGGTAAGAGAACCGGTGTACCAAGTGGAATAACGGGCTTATCCATTAAGTGCGGATTCAGTTCGCAGGCGATTTCAAGCAAACCTTCGCTATGCCCGAAATAGCGATACAGGATTGCATCTAAGTTGTCGTTTTGTTGCGCGTAAACTTCCATTAGATTAGCTCCGCATCAATTCTTGGGCGTTTGAGTATGTCACTAATGGCAAAGCGCGCATCACGGCGTAATTCGTTGATACTGTCTTTGAGCAATTCCGCCTTTTTCTCGCCGTCATTTGTGGTGTCGTAGCTTGTGTAGCGTTCATAAAGGTTTGCCAATGCCAAGCAGGTGACGGCACGGCGGTAGCGATAGACCAACACGCTTTCATTGTTGATTTTGGCGCAGGGAATATCCGTAAAAAATTCTGAGGTACTATGTTGTTTGAACTCCTCCAGTTCATCATTGACTGCAGCAATGGCCTCAATTAAGGCATCTTTTAAGCGAGCCGTTGTGACTGTGCCGTCCAAACGTGCCTGATTGCGAAAATCGGAAATTTTGAGCGGTGGGAAAAAAAGGTCGTTTAATACGAGGTCTTCGCCTTGTCCATAGTCTTCAACTTGTTTTTGTACCGCCCCCATTTCGTAATCCGGGGCGAGTTTGATGGAAATGGATCCGTCTGACATAAAAACACCTATAAAAAAGCGGGGTGAGGATTAATGATGTGCGGTTAAAAAATTCAGGGAATTTCCACCGCACTTTTAATCCGCCCCGCGGCTGCGTGATTTGCTCGGTTTTAACGCCGTTTATTCATCAGCGTTGTTTAATTGTTTGCGTAGCTTTTTAATATCACCTTTCACGCCGATGAACTGATTTAAGCCCAAGGCGCGTTCTAAATATGCCAGTGCCTGTTCCGGGTTTTTGTCGGTTAAAAGCAAGCCTAATTCACGCAATAATCGGGCTCGGCTTTCATCCGGCATATCACAATCGGCTGTGATGCGTTGCACTTGTTCCAAATACGCTACTTCAAAGGGTTGATTCGCCGCTGCCGCCGCTTTGGCTTGGTCGGCAAATTCTTCCGCCAATAATGTGCCAAGTGTTCGCGTGAACGGTTCAGGCAAGCGCAAATCATGGAATACGGCATAATCAGCAATCTGCAAGGCAAGGTGATATTCCCCGCAGTCGATTGCCCACACGCACCATGTCATCAGCACATTATCTTGTTTGCCGCTGCCGGCAGACAATGCACCTTCAATCCATGGCAGGTAATCCGCCAAAATTTGTTTTTTATATGCTGCTTTGCGTTCCGTCGATTGGATTTGTTTTAAATCCTTGCGGTGACGGGCAAGCAAGCGGCACATTTTTTCATATTCGGTGAAATCACTTAGGTCTTCGGTTTCCGCTGCATGAGCCACTGCAGCGGAGACGGTACGAAGATGGATTTGTGCGGGTGAGAGACGTTCAGCCATTATTCTTTATCTTCGAATGTGATGTTTTCGATTAATGCCGCACAACCGTATTCTTCGACTTTGTAGTCGATGTTTTGCGATAAGTAATCTTCTACGCGGTTGCGTTTCGGATTGTTCTTAATGAAACGGCGCATTGAGCCTTCCTGAATGTAGATGGATAAATTATCCAACCGGGTGATCAGGATTGAGTTTTTCGGGAAGAACGGCACGCGAATCGCTTTTAATCCGCCGATTTGTTTTTGTGAGATGATCACTTGGCTTGCAAGGTCATCCGTCGGTTTTAAATCCGTGTTAACAATGTTGAAGTATTTATCGTTTAAGATTTCACGACCGCAGATAACCACTAATTCAGTGTCATCGGCATAAACTTCATCAATTAAAGTGTTGACGGCATCAAGCACTAAGGCATCAATGTTTTCATAGCCGTGGTCTTTAGATTGACCTTTACCCACTTTGATTTTGTTTTGCGTACTTGCACCGTTCATTACATGAGACGGCATATCATCACGCATTTGTTGTAACCAACCTTTTTTCACGTCTTGCAGTTTTGGATTTGAAGACAAATCGGAGGTTTCACTGCGACTTGTGCCGTTTAGCCCCATCATAATGAGGTTTAAGGCGATGGTTTTTTGCGTTAAATTCGCCAATTTTTTCTGGAAGTCAGGATGTTTTGCCCATTGGTCCAGTTTCGGCCATGGAATATGCGTGTCGAAATTGACTTGTTCGCATTTATATTTGCGACCGGTCATTTTGGAAACGTCTTTGGTTTCGCGCTCTTTGGTGTTGGTGTCTGTGGTGCTTGCAATCGCGGAAGCCACTTCAAGACCGACCAATTCCGCTTCCATTAACGGATCACGAACGACATTAATCCACTGTAAGAAGTTCGAACTTAACATCACTTTTTCAATCAGTTTTTGTTCTACGCTTGGGGTGACGGTAAATATTTCAGCCACATCATTACTGGTTACACCGTTTAATTCGGCGACACGCGCCACATAGGCATTAAATTTCTGTTTAGTTTCGTTGCGCATGGTTGTTCCTTTAGCAATCGGTTAAAAATTCGGATTTACCTTCACCGGCAACGATTGGACGTTTGCCGAAGTCGGCGGACGGTGCTTTTTCAAGCGTGGTGAATTTGGCTTGAATGCTTTCATTGGTGGCTTTCATTTCTGCGAATTCGGCTTGTTGTTTTGCCAAATCGGCGGAAAGTGCGGTTAATTTTTCCAATGTTTCTTTGGTTTGTTCCGCTAAAAGCTCAATTGCTTGCGCTTGGTCGGCAAAGCGTTCATCGTCAGTTTTGGCTTTTTTCGCAAACAAGCCTTTGATTTTTTCAAGGATGGATGGTACTGGTTCCTGCTCTTCCGCAAACTCTAATTTGGTTTCAATTGCGGCGGTGAAAAGGTTTTCGGCTTTTTCTTTGCGGTTGTTAAGTGGATTCGCACTTGCACCGGCAGAAAATACCAACATTTCCGTGCCAAGACTTGCCGGATTGTCCGTTACCGCTAAACCCACCAAGTAGGCTTCACCGGTGTCGGCAAAATTCGGGTCGCACTCAATAGAGGTGTAGATTTTTTGGCGGTCTTTGTTGAGTTTCACTAAATCGTCCGTTGGGTCGATTTGCGCCAATAACTGCAATTTACCTTCAGCGTTTTCTTCGGCTTTTAAACCAATCACATCACCATAGCATTTTGAGTGCGGATCATCGTTCCACATATAACGCCATTTAATGTGTTCAAGATTAATGCGTGCACCGTATTTTTTCTGGTCGTAATTTGCCGCCATTTGCTCAATCCAAGTGCGATTGATTGTGCGACCGTCTGTTGTTGCGCCTTCTGTTGCAACCACAAACCATTTTGATTGTTTTGCCATTGGCTATTCCTTTCAGTGAGTGGGTTCAATGATTGCCATTATTCTGAAAGGCTTTTTTTAGCCGGTCTATTGCTTTCGGTTGTTGCTTTAGTTCTCACAAAGCAGGGCGAAAGACGACCGCACTTAGCCTTTCTATTATGCGTTCATAAATAGAAAGGATAATGAATGGAAGAACAAACAATTGAACAGGCTTTGCCGGAAGTGTCGGCAGACAGTAAGCGACAGGCGCAGGTGATGTATTTTAGTGGCTATAAGATTGCTGAAATTTCACGTCAGTTAAATATTCCGGCTTCAACAATTGCCAGCTGGAAAGAACGGGAAAAGTGGGATGATTTAGCCCCAGTTGGGCGGGTTGAACTCACTCTTGAAAGTCGTCTGAATTTGCTGATTTTAAAAGACAATAAAAGCGGTTCGGATTACAAAGAAATTGATTTACTTAGTCGCCAAATGGAACGTATGGCGAGGGTGAAAAAATATTCCTTTGGTGATGGCAATGAAACGGACCTTAACCCGAAACTGAAAAACCGCAATACCGGTGAGCGCAGAAAACCTGAACAAAATGCCATTAGCCAAGAACAAGAAGAATTGCTGATTAATGGTTTTTTAGGTGGGATGTTTCAATATCAACGGATTTGGCATGACGCTAAGAAACATCGCATTCGCAATATTCTTAAAAGTCGTCAAATTGGGGCGACTTATTATTTCGCCCATGAAGCGTTTATTGATGCGCTGACGACGGGCCATAACCAAATTTTTCTTTCTGCCAGTAAGAAACAAGCCCTGCAGTTTCGATCGTATATTGTGAGCTATGCCAAACAAACGGCGGACGTAGATTTAAAAGGTGAAACCATCAAATTGCCAAATGGGGCTGAATTGATTTTCTTGGGGACTAATTCCGCCACAGCGCAAAGTTACCATGGAAATCTTTACTTTGACGAAATCTTTTGGGTGCCAAAATTCGATGTGATGCGGAAAGTCGCCAGTGGCATGGCGGCGCAAAAGATGTATCGTCAAACCTATTTTTCTACGCCGACTACAATTGCTCACCCTGCCTATGCGTTCTTTTCCGGAAAAGCGTTCAATCGTGGGCGAGCAAAAGCGGACAAAGTGGAAATTGATATTTCACACGAAAACCTGAGAACGGGCAAACTCTGTGCCGACCGTCAGTGGAAACAGATTGTGACAATTCATGATGCGTTGGAAGGCGGTTGCAACCTGTTCAACCTTGAAGATTTATTGGCCGAAAACAGCAAGGAAGAGTTTGAACAACTTTTTCTGTGCCAATTTGCTGATGATAACAGTTCCGCCTTTAAATTTGCCGACTTACAACTTTGCCAAGTGGATAGTTTTGAAGAATGGCATGATTTCAAGCCATTTTATCAACGGCCTTTTGGCAATAGGGAAGTTTGGTTGGGTTATGACCCGGCGTTTACTGGCGACCGTGCGGCACTTTGTTTGATTGCTCCGCCAAAAGTGGAAGGGGGTGATTATCGCGTGTTGCACAAACAAACTTTTCACGGCATGGATTATGAAACGCAGGCAAGCCGAATTAAACAATTTTGTGATGATTACAATGTGTCGCGCATTGTGATTGATAAGACAGGGATGGGTTCCGGTGTGTTCCAAGAGGTGAAGAAATTCTATCCAACGGTGCAAGGCTTGGATTATAACGCCGACCTGAAAAATGAGATGGTCCTGAAAACCCAAAACCTGATTCAAAAACGTCGCTTGAAATTTGACAGCGGCGATAACGACATTGTGACCAGTTTTATGACTGTGAGAAAGCGCATTACTGTAACCGGGAAGATTACTTATGTTTCAGATCGGTCTGAAGACGCAAGCCACGGTGACATTTCGTGGGCGATAATGAACTGTATATTGAATGTCCCTTACGGCTTGGGCGGTGATGTCGTCGCACAAAGCCAATCCGCTATTTTTACCTTTGAATAGGATGAATCAATGAGCAAATCAAAGAAAAAAACCACCGCACTTTCCGGCAATGCCACAGCACAAGCCTTTAGTTTTGGTGATCCGATTCCGGTGCTAGACCGTGCCGAAATTCTGAATTATTTTGAATCTGTACTGGTTTATGAAAAATATTATAATCCGCCGATTAATTTGGGCTATTTAGCTAAAGCCCTTGGCGCTTCCCCACACCATCAAAGTGCAATCACAGTGAAGAAAAATATCTTACTTTCCACCTGTAAAACGACCGCACTTTTACCCAGAACACAACTTGAAAAACTGGTTCAGGATTATTTGGTGTTTGGCAATGCGTTCATTGAAGTCGTGAAGAATGCGTTCGGTGATGTGATTGCACTTAGATCGCCTTTAGCAAAATATATGCGTGTTGGTGTTGATGAAGGTCAATTCTTCCAAATCGTGACTGGCTATGAAGAATATGAATTTAAAAAAGGTTCCGTGCTGCAACTTATCAATCCTGACATTAACCAAGAAATTTATGGTGTACCGGAATATTTAGCTGCATTACAATCCGCATTTCTTAACGAGAGTGCAACCCTATTCCGCCGTAAATATTATCTGAATGGTGCGCACGCAGGGTCTATTATTTATATGACGGACCCAACGCAGAATAAGGATGATATTCAATCCATCAAGGACCAAATCAAACAAACTAAAGGCACCGGCAACTTTAAGAATCTGTTCGTTTATATTCCAAACGGCAAGAAAGACGGCTTTCAGGTGATTCCGCTTTCAGATGCCGTATCGAAAGACGACTTCTTAAATATTAAGAATGCAAGCCGTGATGATGTGTTGGCCGCGCATAGGGTTCCACCTCAATTAATGGGGATTGTGCCAAATAATACCGGTGGATTTGGTGATGTAGAAAAAGCCACTAAAGTTTTTTTTGTGAATGAAATCATTCCACTTCAAGAACGGCTAAAAGAAATTAATGAACGTTTAGGCATTGAAGTAATCACTTTTAGCGAATACAAATTGCTAGAAGAAAAATAGAGATCCTTTCAGATAAAAATTGCCCGTGTTATTGCATGGGCTTTTTGTTGCCATAAAAGCTGTGTTTTGTGCTGTATAGCACTAATATTACCCCATGATATTTTATCAAATAGTAATGCCCAAGAAATAAAAACCTATTGATTTTCCCTGTTTTTTGCTACAAATCGCCTACAAAAAATCGCAGTCAAATCCTCGCCTCGCCTGCGCACTAAAGGTGTGGATTTCAACGCAAAATGCGATCTTCGCTAAAGTCTTTTCAGATATAGCGCCTTTGAGATCCTTTTATTCAGATCCTTTAACGCAAAGCAACGCAAACAAATGCAAATTTTGATGCTATAACTCGCTCAAAATTAGGCGAAAGAACATCTGAATTAGCGTCCTGTTTTTTATTGTAGTAAGCTTAGTAGTAAGAAAATTTTATCTATTTAATATATCTTTTAAAAACAAAGTAATACCTATCTAGATCAGCTTTCCCCAGCTCCACCAAATAACAATCCAAAGCAAACTTATCAAATCCTAAAAGCCCTTGAAAATATTGACTTCAAGGGCTTTTTTATATCCTAAGCGTTCCTATCCAATCCTATAAAATCCTTGAGTTTTAGTTATACGTTTAGTTATACTGACAGCCGTATAACAAAACCGATATAACTAAAATCGCACTAAACCTGTTAACAAAAGGGTTTACTCATGTTTTAGCTATATCCAAATATTTAAAAGTCTGAATTGCCGTCAGAGTTATTCAGAATAATTTTCAACTCTCAGAACTAAGCGATATGGCACGCACAATCACACCGCTAAACAGCACGAAAATAGATAAAGCCAAGCCGCAGGAAAAGGAATTTACCCTATCCGATGGCAAAGGGCTTTATCTGCTGGTTAAGCCTAATGGGGCTAAGTTATGGCGGTTTAACTATTACAAGCCTTTCACGCAACCAAAGAAAAGAGCGTTAATTAGCGTTGGCAAATACCCTGATATTTCCTTACAGCAGGCAAGAGCAATTAGAGAGGAGTATTTATCTTTACTTGCGCAGAATATCGATCCGGCAACACATCGCCAACAGCAAGAACAAGCGAAACAAAATGAGCTGAATAATACCTATGAGGCGGTGGCGTGGGCGTGGCTTGAGTATCGCAAAACCAAAAAGAACTTTTCAGATAATTATCAAAAAGACGTTATAAGCCTGATCAATCGTTGCTTATTGCCGCACTTTGGCCATTTGCCTATTTCCCAAATTACCGCGCCAATGGCATTAAAGGCGTTTAAGCAGTATCAAGACGAAGGGCATTTAGAAAAGCTCAAACGGACGATTCAGAAGCATAACGAAATCATGACTTATGCCCTACACCGAGAATTGATCTCTTTTAATCCAACGGCAAATATCGCAAAGGAATTTGACAGCCCAACGGTTGAACATTTTAAAACCCTTAAGCCTGAGGATTTAAGCGAATTTATGTTCACGCTACAAAACGCTCAGATTCACTTACAGACGCGCTATTTGATTTTATGGCAACTGCTCACCATGACAAGACCGAACGAAGCGGCTACGGCGAAATGGGCGGATATTGACGAGAAAAACAGAATATGGACGATTCCGGCAGAGCAAATGAAGCGCGGCATTGAACATAGAATCACGTTATCACGGCAAGCCTTAGCCCTGTTAGGACAAATTAAAAAATTGAGTGGCGGAAAAACTTACCTATTCCCGAGCGTAAAGAACCCGCAATCCCACGTTAATACGCAAACGGCAAATGCCGCGATTAAGCGAATGGGCTATGCCGGTAAATTGGTAGCGCACGGTTTACGCAGTATCGCTAGCACCTATTTAAATGATCAGGGCTTTAATAGTGATTTGATTGAAGTGGCACTATCGCACCTCAATTCAGACCGAGTAAAAACTGCCTACGACAGAGGGGAGAAATTAGAACAGCGATTTAAGCTATTGCAAGCATGGGCGGATTTTGTAGAACAATCCTCACAAGGCACGTTGCCGCAATTTCATTTAAAGATTGTGGCTTAGAGACTGATGAAACATGAAGTAAAGTGCAGTCGTTTTTGACGGAATTTGATCGTTTGTAATTAACAAAGAACAACTAGGAGCGTTTATGGAGCATGAACATTCTTTACTTGATGAAGTAGAGCATATAAAAAAAAGTACGCAAGCATTGATCGATAAAAAGAAAATGCTAGATCACTGTTATTCTATAAAAGGAAAACCACAAACAGAATTTACTAAAGATGAAAAAATTTACAAGGGTATAAAATACTCACTTCATACAATCGATAAATATTTTACAGTTCCATTAGAAAATACTTTATTGGCTGAGTTAGAAACCGTAAATGAAGAAAAAATTGAAGAATTAAAGAAACTAAAAACCAATTTAAAAAGACTGGTAAAAATTAGACAGTATATATTGCAATTAGCGGATAGCTATAAATATCGAGCAACATTAACAGCTAAAAGAATTAGAGCAAAGAGAAAAACAATAGAAGATCCGAGTAAGCAAAAAGCGATTGAAGAAGCCGTTACAATGTGGAAACGTACCCCCGGATTATCGCTTGATGATATAGCTGAACATATACGAAAAGAGGGCATATCAGAAAAGTCTCACGCTCAAATCAAAAGATGGATAGCTCAATATAACCCCAAAAGAAAAAATAAAACTTAATCATTTAAAGCCGTTAGTAAATTACTGACGGCTTTTTTGTTTCTTTAACGGTTAAAGAGATGAATTAACTGTTAAAGAAATTGATTGACAGTTGGCGTCATTTCCACCCTAAAAACCCTCCTCTACAATCCACTCCGACACAACAAAGCCCCAAACGGCTTTAACCATTCCAACCAGTACGGAGTAAACACAATGAATCAATCAGATCGCATTATCCGCCGCCTTGAGACCATGAAAATGTTAGGCGTAAGCAAATCCACCTTTGCCGATTGGCAAAACCCTAAATCGAAACGTTACCGCCCGGACTTTCCAAAGAAAATTCAATTAGGGGTTAATTCAGTCGGTTACTTGGAAAGTGAAATCAACTCTTACATTGCCAAACTGGCAGAAACGAGAGCATAGGAGGGCGTTAATGATTATTTCCACCACCAGCACCGGCGAACAACGCCGATTCACTATTGAACGATTAAGAGAGCGCCCACACAGCACAAACGAACTACGACAAATGGGCGTTTATTACCCACCGGCACGTATTAAGGAATTGCGCAATCAAGGTTATTTGATTGATACGTTCTACCGAGAGGAAACCGACAGCACCGGCTTAACTCACCGTGTGGGCGTTTATGTGCTACATGAAAACGCAGTCAGCCAAAAACGCTATCAGACGAGCACAGAGGAAGTTTAATGATGAATAGCACAAACACACCAACTCAACCACAAAAGCACGGCACAGCAACACTGTGGAGCATTGAAGCTCAAATTGCCGAGATTTACGAAATCGCAGACGCAGGATTAAACGGTGCGATTTATCAAGTGAATGAACACGGAGAAAGAATCAGCAAGAGCAAAGAGGAAGTGTTAGATCTGATTTTGGATAGGGCCACATTGGCTTTGATGGATATTGATGATCTAAAACGACAAATTGAAGCCCTAGCAATTCACCACGAAGCCAAAGCTGAGCGGGATTATTTAACGTTGCCGGTGGTGGACTTAGGAGGGGCGCAATGATTGAACAAGAAACAACCCAAGCCACCAACGAAGAACAAGAAAAGCCTACGCTGACAATGGCGCGGGCATATATCGCCAAACTGAGAGAAATTAGCGGCGCAATGGTGGCAGGGAGAAAACTTAAAGACAATCTAACGCCCGCCGATATATGGAACCTTGTTCACGTGCAGTTAGGTAACACAGAACGACTGATTGAAATCGCACAAGAGCAACTAAAGAGGATTTAGATAATGAGTTACGGGCAGGAAATACAAAACCAATTCGCCAAAGCCTACGCCAAGATGGGAAACGCTACCCACGCTTTACGAATGGTATTAGGGGAGGAACGCGCCGGCAGAATGAAACCGCACACACTACGGGCAAAAGCCAGCGAGCTACTGAACCATTATCGAGTAGCGGAACAAATCGAGCAGGAAAAAGCAGAGATGCAACAACGCGGGGAAGTCTTACCGCATTACCGCTTGAGAACATGGAGGGCGGATTTAATCAGTGATGAAGTCCACCAGCCGATAGAACCACCAGCACGGACTTTTACGATTCCGAGAGGAATGAAAGGGTTGTTTAAAGAGGTGGACCGCTTAAAAAGATCCATCACAAAAACCTGACATTTTTTAATTAGGAACAAGAAGATCCGCTAATAAAAGGGTAAGTATTTAATGAAATGCGCAATAGCCAAACATAACCCGCTCATTTTACTTCAAGCGGTTAAACATTATCAGAAATCGGCTCAAATCTTCACTTTTCCGAGCCTGTATGACGATTTTGAGCCTTACCCAATAAAAGAGGTGGTGGATGTATTAAAGCTCAAGGTAAGCGATTTAGAGTGCGCTATAGACGCTCATCCGTTGAATGAATCACTAAAAACCAGCTTTTACACGACCAAGAAACATTTAGAGCGTATGGAAAAGCGACTAAAGGAGATGACACCATGAAAACCGAAATTATAAACCTATTACAAACTACACAAGCCCTTGATGGTGGAAATCAAGGCATTAATGCACGCGATGTTCACCGACTTTTGAGATCAAAACGGCACTATTCAATGTGGATTAAGGCGCGAATTAATCAAGCAGGCTTTATTGAAAATCAAGATTTTGCCATTGTTCAAAGTTTAGTCGTTGATTTGCCAAAATTGGCAAGCAAAGAAAGTGATTGTTTTTTGCGCAACAAAATGGGGGAGCAAAAAGAAACCCGAGGCGGACACAATAGGGTTGATTATATCGTTACCCTTGATATGGCAAAGCACCTTTGCTTAATGGAGAAAAACGAAATCGGCAGAGCTGTTAGACAGCACTTTATCGACGCAGAAAGACAGTTAAGACAGGTTGCGCCAACGGTTTATAAAAACACGCTTGCCAAAACACAGGCGCGGCTTGCGGCAATCGACCATAACCGCGAAATGACGGATGCAATCAAGGCAACATTACAGCGCACCAATAAAGCCCCTAAAGCGTTTTATTACTCAAGGGAACAGGAAATGCTGGATAGCCTTGTTTTAGGTGAAAACGTGCGCCGGTGGAAGAAACAGCAGGGCATTATTGGAAATGTGCGTGACAGATTCACCACAGAACAACTAAACACACTGAAAACCTTGCAGGCCACCAACACCGCGCTAATTAATTTAGGCATGAACTACTACGAGCGCAAAGGACGATTGATAACACTGGCAGAACGGGAACGCCACCATTCATAAACAAAAATGCCTATGCTTTCACAAGAATGGGCATAGGCAAGATTAAATATAAATTGAACGGGTTTATTATATGAAGAGTTACGCAGAAAGAAAAGGCAGAAGTTCAAAAAAACAGAATCAATTCAAGAAATCAGTAAACGGCAGCACTTTTTCAATGTTGCGCCATGATGTTGTTCTTGGTCAAGAAATCGAGCCTCTAAGCCTAGCGGCTAAATGGGTTTTGATGAAGATGATCGGCTTGTACAACAAGGGCAATAATGGCAACTTATCCGCGCCGTTGAATAAATCTAAAGAGATTTTTCAACTATCCGCACCCGGATTAAAGAAAGCGCTTGATGAACTTATTGCAGCGGATTTTTTAGAAGTAACCCGCCAAGGTGGCAAGAATCAATGTTCGCTTTATGCCTTAACGTGCTTTTCACTAAATGATGTAAACAAGGCAGGGATTACACTTAAAGCAACAGATAGACCAAGCGACAAATGGAAAAAGTCATTTTAACTTTTGACCTGATTTTTTTGTGAAAGACCAAATTATGTTTGTCGGTTACTTTTTGAATAATTTTATAAGTAAGAACCAAGACAAAAAAACATACATGTATGGCTATAATTATATAAAGGTATTAACTCAGTTAATCAATGAGAACCCCCAAAATGCGCTGACTGATTAACTCAGTTAATCAATTCTCATTTAGACTGGTCAAAAAATAACCTAATTGATTAACTCAGTTAATATCATTGATTAACTCAGTTAATATCAAAAAATCGAAATTAAGGAGATTTAAAATGCAATACACAGGCGAACACTTTACAGAAAACGGTGATATTAAGTTTTATCATCACATTCTGGATAGGCTAAATAAAAAGAGCTTGGCTGCCTTTGGCGTTTATATCGGATTACTAAGCCAATTTGACGGCACGAATAACGGGCGCATTGCCGCACCGGCGAGCAAGTCTAAAGAAATGTTCGGGGTATGTTCAAGCACGCTTGCCAAAGGGCTTAAGGAACTAGAGCGGTCAGGATTTATCACAATTACCCCCGCAGGCGGACGAAATCCCCGATTCGTTTCGCTGGTGGATTATGACTAAAATTGAGATTTGAGCCGAATAGCGAAAGAAAATGCCGATTTACGAAATTGCTTTACAACCCGTTCCTGTTTTGCCAATATATTCACGCAGTCGCAAAAAACGATTGCCGAGCCTGCAAACTCGACTTATTTACATACGGCGCAGAGCACGCCTAAAGCGTGTTTTTTTATGCGTAACATTCGCACACCTCAAAATAAATTGCGGATTTTGTTTCAACATTTATCAACAATTTATTCTTCAATGGTAGCGTGTAGCGGTAAAGGTTCGCCCTTTGCTGCTAACCGTATGTGGCAGTTTTGCAGACCGTTACACGTTACCGCCAAAGCCTGCAAACTTTACGCGGTAACTCTCAAGTATTTACATACGGAGTTACGCAAATGAAACAATTCATTTTTGCGCTTATCTGCGCACCTCAACTCAAAATCAGACTTCTTGCCGATAATGAACAACAAGCACGCTCACGTTTTACTAATGGCGACAGCCTTTTACTTGTTGGCAGAATCAACCAAAACCCACTGAAAAACGACCGCACTTTAGCGGAAAATCACGCCCTTTTTGTATCTGCAGCACAAGGGGGCGCAAATGTTTAATCAATCAATTTTATCTGCACTACAAGAGATAGCGGAATTTAATGACATTAACAACTACAAGCAAATCCCTGTACCAATAAGCAAGGAAAAATTAACAGACTTGTGCAATGAATCTGAAATGTTATGTGAATCTATCGAATATGGATTGATGCACTTAGGCGACTTAATGCAAACGCTGGGGAACCTTGCCGACACAGAGCAGGATTTTACACGCGAGGCAATGAGTAACGATAACGTGAAACATATCGGGGGATTAATCAAGGCAAATGCCTATCTACTCAATGCGTTAAGAGAAACCGCTAGCTTAAGCGAATATTATCTTGCTGGTGGCTTAGATGGGGAGATTGAAAGAAATGATGATTAA